CTATTGTTTACATTTAAATTTGTATTTCTACTTGTGCTTGTTGAAGTATTAACATTATTATTGTTATTTGTCATTGTACCAGTATTTTCATTTCTATTAATGTTGGTGCTTGTGCTGACATTATTGTTGTTATATGTCATTGTACCAGAATTAATGTTATGGTTCGTATTTGTTGAAGTGCTGGTACTTACATTGTTGTTATTGAATGTTTGTGTGCCACTATTAATATTATAATTTGTATTTGAATTTGTTGATGAGGATGTATTGGTGTTTACATTGTTGTTATTGTTTGTAACTGTTCCACTTTGTACATTATTGTTTGTGTAAGTAACAGAACCGCTCATCACATTGTTGTTATTGTTTGTGATAGTGCCATTTGTGGTATTTTGATTGATGTTTGTAACTGTTCCACTTTGCACATTGTTATTATTGTTATTGTAAGTCACAGTACCGCTGTTCACATTATTGTTTGTGTTGACATTGGTGCTGTTGACGGTACTTGTACTGGTGGTCGTGCTTGTACTGGTACTATTATTGTTTGTGGTAACGGTACTTGTGCTATTTGAAGTGGAGTTGGTATCCACTAATGTCTTTGAATCATAACTACCTTGATTAATAGGTGTAGTTGTGCTTGTTGTTGTTCCACCGGTTGTACTCTGCGTACTTGTTGTTTGCGCAAATGCTGTACCCATAACAAAAAGTAAGGCTAAAGCCAACTTTTTGAAGTTCATTTGATTTCCTTTTAATTTTGTTATGAAAAAAAACATTGGTAAATGTTTCAGGGACATATTGCATGTCCGAACAAAATCATATATAATTGTATCACTCTTATTTATGCGGGTAGACAGGTGAAGGGGCCACCAACAGCCTTCCAAGCTGAAGATCGCGGAGTTCGACTCTCCCTACCCGCTCCACTTTTATTGGGAATTTAAATTATGGATATAATTGTATTGAAATTAATTACCGGCGAAGAAATCCTAGGTGAAATAGAATCCGAATCGGAAACCGAATTTGTCTTAGTCAATCCAGTAGGAATTGCAGTTGTTCGTGGCCAGGACGGTGCTCCCAATGTAGGTTTTGCACCATTTCCTATTCATGCCGAACAAAAAAGAGGTTCGACTATTGCCTTGGTGAAGAAACATATTGTATACTCATATGTTCCTGCCGAAGATTTTATCAATAATTATAATCAAATATTCGGTTCTGGAATTATTGTTCCCAACAAACAGCTTATTACATGAGTTTTTATACAAACGTACAATCTATCGGTGGTAAAATCCTTTACCGTGGTGTAATCGGCGGTAAAAGAGTCAAACAAAAAATTGATTATACACCATCACTTTACATTCCCTCCAAGAAAGTAACCAATTACAAAACACTGGATGGAAAATATCTCGACAAAAAAGTTTTCGATAGTATTCATGAAGCGAGAGAATACACCAAACAATTTGATGGTTTAGTGAATGCCACCAAAATCTATGGTAATACCAGATATGAATATGCTTTCATAGCAGATCAACACCCCGAAATGGTCGAGTGGGACCAAGATTTGATTTCTATTGCCGTAGTTGATATTGAAGTTGGTTCCGAAAATGGTTTTCCAGATCCTTACGAAGCAAACGAACCAATCACCGCAATCACCATAACCTATCTGAATGGGTATACTTATGTCTATGGATGTGGTGATTACAACAACTATGATGATAATGTTTCTTATGTGAAATGTAAGGACGAATGGACACTTTGCAAGAGATTCCTTGAAGATTGGATGAACAAATGTCCAGATGTTATCACCGGTTGGAACACCAAGTTTTTTGATATTCCATATCTAATTAATCGATTCAACCGCATTCTCGGTGAAGATTATGCAAAGAAACTTTCTCCTTGGAATATGATCTCTGAGAGAAATACTGTAATCAATGGTCGACAAATGAAAGCATATGAAATTGTCGGTGTTGGTTCTCTTGATTACATTGAACTCTACAAATGGTATGCGCCAGGTGGTAAATCACAAGAATCTTATCGATTGGATAATATTGCAAATGTCGAGCTCGGTGAAGGTAAGATTTCGTATGATGAATATGACAACCTGCATCAACTTTACAAACTGAACTATCAGAAATTTATTGAGTATAACATCAAAGACGTACAACTGATTCTAAAACTTGAAGATAAACTGAAGTTGTTAGAGTTGGCCTTAACTCTTGCGTATGATACCAAGTCAAATTATGAAGACGTTTTTGCGCAAACAAGAATGTGGGATTCTCTTACATATTCCTATTTGTTGCAACAAAATATTGTTGTTCCTCCGAAAGAAGTAAAAGAGAAAGACTCTGCTTTTGAAGGTGCTTATGTTAAAGTACCACAAGTTGGAATGCATGAATGGGTGGCCTCTTTCGATCTGAACAGTCTGTATCCGCATCTCATGATGCAGTATAATATTTCTCCAGAAACTCTGATCGAACCGGAAAATTATACAGAAGAAATGCGAAATATCATTTCTCAAGGTATCAGTGTTGATAAGTTGTTGGCCAAAAAAGCTGATTTGTCAAAATTGACTGGTGCAACAATTACACCAAATGGACAATTCTTTCGCACAGATATTCAAGGTTTCTTACCCAAGATGTTGGAAGAAATGTATGAAGATCGCAAGAAATTCAAGAAGATGATGATTTCTGCAAAACAGGAATATCAGAAAGAAAAAGATCCAAAAGTAAGAAATGAACTTGAAAAGAAGATTGCACGATATAATAATCTTCAGTTAGCAAAAAAAGTTTCATTGAACTCTGCTTATGGTGCTCTTGGTTCACAGTATTTCCGATTTTATGATTTGCGAATGGCTCTTGGTGTAACAACTGCTGGTCAATTGTCAATTCGTTGGATTGAAGCGAAGATTAATGATTATATGAACAAACTTCTGAAGACGGAAGCTGATTATGTTATTGCATCGGACACCGATTCAATTTATCTCCGTTTGGGTGATCTGGTCAACAAAGTTTACGGATCAGATGGAAAAGTTTCGATGCCCAAACAAAAAGTTATTGACTTCATGGATCGTGTTTGTGAGGACAAGATTCAACCATATATCGATAATTCATACGAAGAATTGGCAAATTATGTTAATGCATATGACCAGAAGATGCAAATGAAACGAGAAGCCCTGGCCGACAAAGGAGTTTGGACAGCCAAGAAAAGATATATTCTGAATGTATACAACAATGAAGGTGTCGCATACGATGAACCATACATGAAAGTTATGGGTCTAGAAATGATTAAGTCTTCCACACCTTCTGCAATTCGCGAAAAAATGAGTCAAACAATTGAATTGATGATGCGTGGTACCGAATCTGAAGTACAAGACTTTATTCAGAAATTCAAGGAAGAATTTAAAAGATTACCACCAGAAGAAATTTCTTTTCCTCGTGGTTTGAATGGACTCAAAACTTATTCAGATTCGGTAAATCTATACACCAAAGGAACACCGATTCATGTGAAGGGTGCAATTCTATATAATCATTATCTGAAAGAGATGAAATTAACAAAGAAATATCCTCTCATTCAAGAAGGTGAAAAAATCAAATTCACATATCTAAAAATGCCCAATCATTTCAAAGATATGGTAATTTCTTATCCTGGTAGATTACCAAAAGAATTTGGTCTTGACAAATATATTGATTATGATGTACAATTTGAAAAATCGTTTTTGGAACCGATTAGAGTAATTCTTGATTGTATGAATTGGTCTGCGGAGAAAACAAATTCGATTGAAGATTTCTTTTCATAAGGATTAAACATGAGCATTCTAGATAAAATTAAAAAGAATAGTAGTATCAAAGATTCAGCTATTCTGTCTCAATCGAAGTTTTTCAATGAGAAAGATATGATTCCTACTCCTGTGCCCATTGTAAATGTGGCACTTTCTGGTCGATTGAGTGGTGGATTGACACCAGGACTGACCATGTGGGCGGGACCATCAAAGCACTTCAAGACTGCATTTAGTCTGTTGATGGCAAAATCTTACTTGGAGAAATATGATGATGCCGCTCTACTATTTTATGATAGTGAATTTGGTACTCCTCAGTCTTACTTTGATTCATTTGGTATCGATACCAATCGTGTTTTGCATACACCAATCACCGATATAGAACAACTGAAGTTTGATATTATGAATCAATTAACAAACCTAGAACGGGGAGACAGGTTAATTATTGTTGTGGATTCTATTGGTAATCTTGCATCAAAGAAAGAAGTCGAAGATGCTTTGGAACAAAAATCTGTTGCGGATATGTCTAGAGCAAAACAAGTTAAAAGTTTATTCCGTATGGTAACACCACACCTTTCTTTAAAGGATATTCCAATGATTGTTGTGAACCATACATACAAAGAAATCGGTATGTTTCCGAAAGATATTGTCGGTGGTGGAACAGGTTCTTACTATTCTGCTGATAATATTTTTATTATTGGTCGACAACAAGAAAAAGAAGGTACAGAAATTACCGGTTACAACTTTATTATCAATGTAGAAAAA